CATCAACCCCGACCACAGTTGGCAGGTGACCTATGCCGTTTGAAACCCCTTCGCTGCCGGTGCTGATCAAACGCGCCCAAAGCGACCTGGCCAGCGATTCGCTGCGCCAGTCCGATGCCCAAGTGCTGGCCCGCACCCTTGGCGGCGCCGCCTATGGCTTGTATGGCTACCTGGATTGGATCGCCGAGCAAATCCTGCCGGACAAGGCCGATGAATCCACCCTGGAACGCATCGCCGCCCTGCGCCTGAACCAGGCGCGCAAGGCCGCCCAGGCGGCGAGCGGCAGTGTCAGCTTCACCGCCACGGCTGGTGCCGTGCTGGACGTCGACACGCTGCTGCAATCGACCGATGGCCGCACTTATAAAGTGACCATCGCCGGCACCACCAGCAACGGCCTGAACACCGCCACCGTCGCGGCGCTGGAGGCCGGCAGCCAGGGCAATGCCGATGCCGGCCTGCTATTGACACCGGTGCAACCGCTCCTGGGCATCGGCAATCGTTTCACCGTGCTGGCGCCAGGGCTGACCGGCGGTGTCGCCCGAGAAAGCCTTGAATCCCTGCGGTCCAGGGTGATCCGTTCCTATCGTGTCATTCCTCACGGCGGTTCGGCCCAGGACTATGAAACCTGGGCCCTGGAATGCCCGGGCATCACCCGCGCGTGGTGCCGGGGCAGCTACCTGGGGCCCGGCACTGTCGGCCTGTTCGTGATGCGCGACGACGATCCGCAACCGATCCCCAACGCCGAGCAATTGGAGGAAGTGCGGGCTTACATCGAGCCCCTGCGTCCGGTGACTGCAGAGCTGCATGTGCTGGCGCCGACGCAGGTGCCGGTGAGCTACAAGCTGCGCATCACGCCTGACACCAGCGCCGTGCGGGCCGCCATCGAGGCGCAACTGCGCGACTTGCACAATCGTGAAGCGGGCCTCGGCGAAACGCTGTTGCTCAGCCATATCGCCGAAGCCATCAGCAGCGCCACCGCTGAAACCGACCACAAACTCTCCGCCCCCGTGGCCGATGTCGTCGCTGCCAGTAACCAACTGCTGACATTCGGAGGCTGCACATGGCTGGCATAAGAACCGCCGAACAGTATCAGGCTCAACTGCGCAGCCTGCTGCCCAGCGGGCCGGCGTGGGACCCCGAGCACGTACCGGAACTGGACGAAGTGCTGCAAGGCATCGCCCAGGAACTGGCCCGCCTCGACGCCCGCGCCGCCGACTTGCTCAACGAGATGGACCCGGCGGGCGTGAGTGAACTGGTGCCGGATTGGGAGCGGGTGATGAACCTGCCGGATCCTTGTCTCGGGGCAACGCCGCTGTATGACGATCGGCGCTTGGCGGTGCGCCGTCGCTTGCTGGCGGTCGGCAGCCAGGCCATCGCCTATTACGTGGAAATCGCCAAGAGCCAGGGTTATCCCAACGCCACCATCACTGAACTCAAGGCCCCGCGCATGGGCCGCGCACGGTTCGGCGAAGCTCACTTCGGCACCTGGCAGGCGCAATTCATGTGGACCCTCAACACCGGCGGCCGTCTGCTGCTGGGCCGCCGCTTTGGCGCCAGTTATTGGGGTGAACGTTTTGGCGTCAATCCGGGCTCGGCCCTGGAGTGCCTGATCCACCGCAGTGCACCGGCGCATACCAAGGTTCACATCAATTATAACTAGGGAGTAAACGGATGGATTATCCGAAGAGTGTGCCCAGCGCCGGGTTGGTGAATGGGAAGTTTGTGGATGAAAACCCATTGACCGGGACGCCGGGATCGTTGATTCCGGCGGATTGGGGAAATGGCGTTACGCAGGAAATCGTGAATGTCATCAGGGCGGGGGATCTGACGCCAGATGAAACCCAAAACGATCAACTGCTCGAGGCGATTCAGTCGGTCACGGCCAAGGGCTGGAACCAGGACCTCGCGCTTCCGATCGCCGCTTTGCCGCTGCCAACGATTGCAACAGCGGACGCCCGCCTGCCAGTTACGCCAATGGCACTGTCCACGAGTGGCGGTCGCGTCTCTATTCCGGCGGGTGTTTACATCAGCATTGGACAAGAGGTGGTAAGTGGGCGCTTGGGACGATCACGTACTTACGTGACGGCGGCCTGGAGCAGCGCCGATTTGTTGCCCAGCGCGAGCTATTTTCTCAGAGCGCAGGTCATAGGCGGCGCGCTGACGTTCTACATGCAGCGTGGAAGCCTCTATGACCTTGCACCGGAATCCTTGAAGGGGGCTGTCAACGGAGCGTCCGGCGGCGGTTTTGCATCCACGCCCCTGGACATGTGCCTGGCCTGGGTGATGACCGGGGCGCCGGGCTCCTTGCCGACGATTCGCACGATCTACAACCGTGCTCAATTGTCCTGGACGCAAACGGTGAATGGCACGGGGGTGGTTTATCTGCCGCTTGATCCGCATGCACGTGCGGCGCGGCTTGTTGCAGGCAACCCCACGCCTTCCTTGAATACGGTGACCTCGTTGGCTTTTGCCCAGGCCGGTTGGGTAGGCGGCAACTACAGCTACCTTTCGCCCGCTTCACAAAGTATCGGCAACAATGCGGTGGGCTGGAGCAACCCTGCAAGCCCGTATATGTGCGTGTTGTTCTCTAATAACGTTGTCAACGACGTTACGGTTTCTACCGTCACAGCCAGTTTTGATCACTCTCAATCTCGCTCGCTTTGGCAAAGTTTTCAGGCGGAGCACACATTGGGTGCCACCAATGCCGATAGCGACGAACTGTTGCTGAGCATGGGAATCAAGGGGCACCAGGCATTGACCGATTACAGCGTGGGTATCGGCGTCAATTTTACCAACGCAATCAATGTTCACTTGTCCTGGGAGCTGATCCGATGAAAGTCATTCAAGAACTGCACCAGTACGAAGATGGACTTCGCCCGCCTGCACCTTCTTCCGTCCATCTCTGGGAGGACGGCACCTGGGTGCTGACTGAAGAGAATGCTTCTGAGCTGTTGCGCCAGGAAGCCGAACGCCTGTGCGCCAAGGTCGATACCGCCGCCGACAACGCACGTCGCACGCTGGCCGGTGATCCCCTGCGTGCCCTGGAATATCAACAAGCCGCCCTGGAGGCGCAGGCCTTCAAGGATCAGGGCTACCCGAAAAAAGCGGTGCCGTTGTCCGTTTCCGCTTGGGTCGTCAAAGGCCGCACCGCCAGGCAAGCGGCGGATCAGATTCTCGCCAAGGCCGCCGAATTCGAAGTGAACCTTGTGGCGCTGCGCGAGCTGCGTCTCAAGGCCAAGGCACAGATTCGCGCGCACATGGCCAAAGGCAAGACCGATCTCGCCGCCCAAGTCGTTGATGACGTGCTCGCCACCCTCCGAGCGCTGCCTCTTCAGGCTTGAGCCCTGTCCCATAAAGAGAAATAAAACATGGATTATCCAAAAAGTGTTCCCAGCGTCGGGCTGGTGAACGGTCGGTTCGTGGATGAAAACCCCGTTGAAGGCTCGCCGGGATCCTTGATCCCCGCCGTATGGGGTAACAGCGTCACGCAGGAAATTCTGGGGGTGATTGCTGGCGCCGATATGACGCCATCCGAAGCGGACACCCACCAGCTTTTCAAAGCGGTTCAGAAAATCATCGGTACCACCACCCCTACACGCTCGGTGGTTACGCGGCTGACCCTGTCGAAAGCGCTGACGGCAAATGAACTTGGCCTCGTATTGATTGACGCCAACGCTGGCGCCACCTCGATAGGGTTGCCCCCGGCCAACGTTGCGCTGGGTGTTCGAGACGTCATCATTCGACGCCTGGACAACAGTGGCAATCGTCTGGTGATCCAGGCGGCCGGCACTGATCGAATCAAGTTCCATACCCATCTTTCGGCTGTCGGCTATCCGTTCCTGGTATTGATGGGCAGTGGTGACTGGTGGCATTTGCGCAGTGATGGGGTAGGGAGCTGGTGGCCCATGGGACGGTTTGACAACACGCCTCTGGGACGTCCGTTTTTCGAAACGACTATCCAATTGAGTCCGGGAGGGTACGGTGCGCTAAATGGCACCGTCATGAAGCGTGCTGAATGGCCTTGGCTCTGGGATCACGCCCAGCAGTCCGGAATGCTCGGCACAGAGGCCACTCGGGAAGGTAATGAAGGCAAATGGAGTTCTGGTGATGGCGCGGTCACTTTCCGTGCGCCAGAGGGACGAGGTGAGTTTCTGCGAATTCTGGATGAAGGGCGTTCTGTGGACGCCGGACGGGCGATGGGGACCTTTCAACCCGGCACTGTCCATTCTCATGCCTTAGGCGCTCAAGGAGCTGGTGCGGTTGGATCAAGGTGGTCCGATAGCCTTACCGGCTTTGGTGCCAATACTCGCGAAGAAATCAAAATCATCGGGGATTTGGTTAATGGCGGTCCCACTTTTCCGGCCGGGACCACTTACCAGATGGATCCGGCCAATACGCTGCTCTACTCGTACAGGTCCCGCCCGCGCAACGTCGCCTATCCCGCGCGTATAAAACTAATCTGAGGTGTCTGTGTTTTATTATCTATTCGATAAAGCCGGCGCATTGTCCGGACCCGTGGAGTTTTCCGTAACGCCGGGTATTGGCGTTCAGATCCCCAGCAATGCTGTTGAAATTTCCTTTGAGCTACCATCGCCTGAAAGTGGCCGTACGTGGGCGCTGGTCAATAATATTCCGCGAGAGGTGGTTGATCAGCGCGGTTTGGTTTATCGCAAGGAAGATGGCGGCCAACAGCTATGGAGCGAACTTGGAGATTTGCCGGCGGCATTCACAATTGAACCCTGGCCGGGTAGTTACCATATCTGGAAAAACAACGCCTGGCAGTTTGACGCTGAGTCACAACTGAGCGACCTTAAAGCCCAGATTCTGGTCCAGCGAGATGCGCTTCTTCGCGATGCAGTTCTGCGTATAGCCCCTCTGCAATACGCCGAAGACATCGGCGACGCCAGTGATCAGGAACAACTGGCACTGATGGAGTGGAAGCTCTACAGCGTCGAGTTGAATCGTATCCAGCACCAGGTCGGTTTTCCAACCGCAGTTAACTGGCCTGTCATGCCTGAGCCGGCCGCTTAAGTTTCCCCACAGTAGCCCATTTCTAAAATCTCAATTTCCCGTGCCGCTGCTGAATGAATCAGCAGGCGAGACTCATATCGCCTTCGTTTCGCCGCTGGCCAATCTGGAGAGAAAAGTTGGATTATCCAAAAAGTGTGCCCAGTGCGGGCTTGTCGAACGGCAGGTTCGTGGATGAGGATCCCTTGGCGGGTACGCCGGGCTCCTTGATTCCCGCCAGTTGGGGCAATGGTGTGACGCAAGAATTGCTAAGTGTCATTCAAGCCGCAGGAATAGCGCCGTCGGAACAACTGGATAACCAGTTGTTGACGGCCTTGCGTAGCAGCGGATTGTTCACCACGGCTCCCCAGTTTGATAACGATAGATCCGTGGCGACCACGGAGTTTGTAAAACGCAGCGGTGCTCAATATTCCGGCTTTTCCGCGTACGCCGTCAGTACGGCGTTGACACAAGCCCATGTTGGCGGAGCCGTCAGTTTTGCCAGCACGACAGCAATCAACGTCACGCTGCCCAATACGGTAGGAATCGCCCATGGAGCGACGCTGACACTCATCAACGTAGGGGCCGTCGTGAACGTATCGACAGCCTCGTCTGCCGATACGCTAGGACCTTCATCCTCAACGCTTGGGCCAATCGAACTGGGTCGTGGTGAAACGGCGGAATTCGTCAAGCTGGACAATCAATGGCGATTGATAGGAGGTACCGTTCTTCTGAAATTTACCTCGTTGTTTTCAGGCCAGTTGGGTAATCCCGGCTACCAGAAGTACGCCAGCGGAAACATCGATCAGTGGGGTTACGGTACGACTGACGCCAATGGAGAAGTGTTCGTTACGTTCCCGATATCATTCCCCAATGCTTTTGTTTCGGTTGTGGCGAACCATGTAGGTGGTGATGGCGCTATGGTGATTATGGTCAGTGGAACCGCCACCCGCCAAGGCGTGCGCCTGAAAGTCCGGGATTATTCTGGACACTTCAGTGCGGGATGGGGCGTTACCTATTTTGCGAAGGGTTATTGAATGAATGAATTCACGTTGTTGTTCAGTCCAAGCACTTGCGGAGCGTATGTTCCCGGCATCAATGTTTCTGATATTCCCGACGATGTCATCGAAATCCCTCGGGCCTACTGGCTATCGCTACTCCAGCAACTCTCCATCTCGCCCAAGCGTGTTTCGGCCAA